AGAAATAATAGAAGCAGTAAGAGGTATAAGATTATTGTTATTCTTTACTCTATAACCCGCATAGTTTGATACTACTACTGGAAGCAAATCTGTCTGAATGTCTCTAATCTTAATATACTGAAGATTATTATGAAACGCAATGTCACAACCACTGATGATAGTACCAGTCTTGAAAATATTATCACCAAATCGCTCAATCTGCTTTTGTAGAATAGTCTGAAGCTGATTTAATTCTCTAGTCTGAACTGAAACTCCAGGTCTAAAAAGAATCTTGTAATAATCATTATTCTCGCTGTAATCATCAAAATAAGGTGACACGCTTAGGTCATTTTGTATTGACATTTAAATTAAAACTCCAGGATAATTTTGATAGTTTCAGACTGATTAGAACCTCTAGTAATATAGTTAAGATTTTCGAGATATACTATATCACCCGTATTTTTAACTAGGTCACCATCATATTTATATTGATATGTGAAAACACCGCCGCTTGTTTGACCTTTAATGATGCTCTCTATATCAAATGTATTTTTAGTATTTGTGACATACAGAATATCATTGTTAATCCCTTCTACATTTTTAGCAGCAAATAATGTTGCTGATGGGGATTGTATTGATTGAGAATTTCCTTGAGCTACAGTCTCGCCATTGATAAAAAGATTAGATTCAATAGTTCCTACTAATTTTGTAAGTTGATTAAATTGGTTAAAGGAATCGGCAGCTCGACCACCAATATATACATATGGAGAAGATATAGCATTGATAGATGCGGTGGTATTTGATACATCACCAACCAAATCAAAAGTGGTATAATCAAAACTATTAGGTGAGACATCAGTTAATGAAAGAATATCACCGTATGTATATGAATTAACTTTACCAAATAATGTAGATTCAATTACTTTTAGTGTACAATTCGAATATGTAAATGTTGGTGTTTTATCTATTATAATAGTATTTGTGTCAGTAATAATCTGAACATTTGCAAGTAAATTCTGTTGACCATTAGTGATAATGACACGGTCTGAAGTTCTTAAAGAAGATCCGAATTCAGCATTATCACTGATAATTGTAGTGTTACCAGATGTAATTTGAACATTTCCGTTCAATGTGTATGATTTGTATCTGTAAATATTCTCGTTGACTTTAAATGTTCCGATTAAAGTATTCGGATCAAATCTAATACTTACATCAGCAAATAACGGATTTTTAAGAATACCTACTGTCTGATATCCATTATCAGACAACAATACTCCTGTATTACCGTTGAATGTTGTAGACAAACAAACACGATATGCAAAAAGTTCCTCAGCTAAATTAGACCCATGCCCTTCTGCAGGAGATACTATGGGAGAAATAGATGCTGCTTCTATAACACCAACGGCTGCGTGAGCATCAACATATGCTGACACTCTTTTATAATTGGAGCCTGGTGTGATTATTTCAATGCTTGAAACTGAATTGCCAGAATTTGCAGATATAATTGCTCTGGCTAAACACAAACCATCACTGGTATTATAAAGGTCTTGAATAACTACATTTGGATAGATTTCGTAAGTATCACCCGCTTTAAGATTTAAAGTGAAGTTAGACTCTAAAACTGCGACTTTATTTGATCCGTCAATATAGTAATCAATAATTTTTCTATATTGAGAAAGACCAGTGGTTAAATCAGTTGCTTTCATTAAGCAACCGATATAAAAAGAATCAGATGTAGAAGCCGAACTGTTTAACAAATATTGATTTGCTACATTATTAAAGTATATGCTCTCAGAAGTCTCAAAAAAGCCAATCGTGTAGTTATTATACCCAACACCTCGACTATTTGGATCAATAGTAATGACTTCAATACCACCAAGGCTTGATATATTTTGCCCATTTTGAGCTTCATCAATAGGAATAAAATCTTTTGTTGCAAATGTACGAAATGTGCTATCACTAATGGTGTATAGATATTTCCACACATATCCATCTACGACTGATTTATATGGTTCAACATCGGTTCCAAACGGTTCTATTGTAGACGGAGAACCATTATTGTTATCTAGACATTTGTAGACATTATAGTTTGTTCCATCGCTTGCAAGAACAAAAAACTTTTTATTAAATAGTTCAGGTTCGGAAGGATCATAAATATCATATACAGTATTAAGAACCCAATTATTTCTTAAAGTTAGCAATTGAACATTTGTTGGTTTGATTCGATTTCCGAAAAGAAGATTATTGAATGTGTCTATTTCCGAATTTACAGAATCAACTGGTGTTGTGATCATATCCGACGGAAGACAATTTGAAGCAAATACATAATACTGAGATAGGACTTCTATATCATTCTTAAAATCCAATGCGGATTGTACGTTTAATTTCTTTAGTACTTTCTGATAAGTAGCCATAATTAGTTTTTACACCTTGAGTTTAATTTTTATTTATATTTAAGATCTTACTTCAATTGTTACTTCTGATCTATCTAGAATATTGACTAATATTCTATCCTGAACAATATAAGGATTGTCATTAGACATTGCTGTATTAGATGCCGTAACGGTCAGCTCATTTATTGAATCAATCAAGACACTACCAAAGAATTTAGTTCCTGCAGTGTGCATGACTTTCTTAAACATACCAGAGTATTTATCCAAAGGTATTCTAGAAATAATATCGTAGGAGTATTCCTGATAGTAAGTACCATCATGAAGTTTAGAAAGATCTGACAAGAAACCTTTACTATTCTTATAGCGCCCTGAACCGGTACCCAAGCCAATATTGAGAACCTTTGCAGTTCCTGTCTTACCGTCAAGTGAAAATACAGCTTCTTGACCGTTTATGAAACCAAATCCAGAATCAGTCACAGACAGACCAGTCACAATACCATTAGAAGTAAATACGGTCGCGTGGACATTTGCATTCCATCCAATTGGAGACACAGAAGAATCCTCGGAGATTAAAATATTAGCTGTTGCTCCAGTAGTAATACCAACTATTGACAGAGATGGATTAAATTTATTGTCAAACTGGATACGCTTTATGAACATCTTATTATTAGATATTGATTTGATAATTCCTTTAGCTACTGTAACACCATAATTCTGTTGTACATATTCACCAGGTAGAAAAGATCCATTTACATTTGATACTGTAAAGATATAATCTTTATTATCATATCCAGAAGTATAAGGTTGATATGGCAGTAGATAAGGTTCGTGATTATAACCAAACCCTGGATCAATAAAGCCCATATTGTAAATCTCACCTAGAACGAAGTTTTTATATGTAAGAGTATTAGATATTTTTGAACTTAGATTAGCACTAGGAAGTCTAGGAAACCCAAATGAGGTAGAATTTAATCTGGTGCTTAGATTAATTGTATTAGATAGAATATTGGTATTAAGAGAAACAGTTTCAGAGTTTAAGACATTACTAACTCCATATCTTGCGCTTGAACCCGTAGAAAAACTATCCAAAATTCCAGTCACACCAGTAAATGGTAACATTATCTTTGCGTTTGATACTGTACTAGCTGATGTGAATGAATTATTAACTTGAAATACACCGAAGTCTGTCTGATAATCACTAAGACTGATATTAAGCAAAGAATTCAATGAATATAAATTTGAGCCGATTACAAAGGATCCAGAAACTGATCCCACAGGAATCGGGCCATTAAGTATAACGTCCTCGAGTACTGTAGCAGAAGCAGTCACTTCATTTCCAGCATCTTTCTGATAGATAATGTCATCTTTAAATACACTGAAGAATGTAGAACCATTCTGAGGATACAATGTACCCGATGATGGAATACTCATTAATAAACCAGTCGCAGACACATCAGTAAAACTTGCAATATTTGCTGAAATTAATGTATTTGAAGACAAAACAATCTTATTATTTGTGCTCACCATAAAGTTGTTTGTGAGCAATACAGTCATAGTTCCATTACTCGAAGTATTAGGCTTGACTGAAACTATCACACCTGAACCTAGTATATTTGCTCCATTCTTCACAATAATATCTACATTGGAAGACAATTTGCTAGAATCATTTGCAGAATCATATATGATATTAGCTTTTTTCTGAACTACTGGTTCAAGATATGTGAAGTTTTTCTTTGGTACTTCAAAAGAAAAAGATGCAGACAAACCGGACCCTGCAGTACTTCCACCAATTGAATTTGATACTGATATGCTTGGTGTTGTACTGAAGAAACCAGCTCCAGGGTATATCAAGACAATACTAGTAACACCACCAGTAGAATTAGTTACGGGTCTTGCCACACCATTCGAGTACTCAGATCTTATAGTTATCACATCTGTATTAGAATAACCAAGACCAGCAGTTGAAACGGTCACACTACTAACAACATTTCCAGTGTTTAGATTTGATAGGAATAAGACGTTATTAGAAACTATTGTCTGAGATGAATCACTTTGAATAAAAGCAGGATCTGTATTTCCGGTATTAACTGAATAACCCCAACCACTATTTAAAAGATCAAACTTAATTGATCCAGTGGAGTCATTCACTGAAGTAACTTTGGCAAGACCGTTAATGCCACTTACGGAATGTACGGTAACAATGTCACCAATAGAAAACCCACCAGAAATTCCGTCAATAGAACTCAATGCACCCATTGATCCAATTATAGATGGAGAATCAGAATAGACTTGATCGGATTTGATTAACTCACCACGCTTAAATGTTCCTGACACATTTGTCACATATAGAACATGAGTAAAACCGCTTTCAGTTTTATGCTTGATATATTTTTCAACAAATGCTTGAGCACCTGACGAGACACCCGTGATAAACTTTCCGATGAGTTGTATAGCTCTAGATGATGAATCTGCTACACATGAGATTTCCAAATATTGTGGCTTAAACCATTCACCTTCTGACAATTTAAATAGATCATCACCAGGATAGTAAACCTCAGAATTCACACCATACATGAGTCTGAAAAATAAATCAATTGATCTTGATGTTCCTTTTGATCTATAGAGATCAAAAGAATTCTTCACTAGAAGTTTCTTATTTGTGTCGGTGTCAAATTCAATGTTGCATAGATACTTTTCTTTAAACTTTGTAAGAAAGATATCCATCGTAGTGTCAATGTCACGAAGATTAAGTAGATTTCTAGATAGATATAAAGAACCTAGTCTGCGTGATAAACCACCTTGTTTTATACGAGAAGAACCACCAGAGGAACTTGTGATTGGAGTGAGATCTGAGCATACAGTAATGCACTTGAATGTTTCAAGACCATCCACAACAACCAGAAGATTGGAATCGAGAATTGAAATTAAAGTTCCCGTTACAGACCCCTGAGTTAAAATATCACCAACATTAAAGTTGGTATTATCCTCAAGTGTGAGTAACTGAGAATTTTCTTCCAACCATTCGTAGTAAGCTTTGACAAATGCAACAAAATTTGGACCTTCCTCTCTATAAAAGGAAGGAAACATATTCTCAATAAGTGGAGAAATTTTGGTCTCAATAGACATGAATTATCCTCTTATTGCTTCTGCTGTAATAGATAGATCACTACTAATGATATTTAGGATCACATTATTATTCACTGATATGTCTTTATTTAGTGGGTATCCATAAAATGTGAAATTTGTTCCACTGTATGCATCTAAAATAAAGTTTATCAGATTAAGTGTTCCAGTAGTATAGTCAATTGTACCAATGTTTGTAATCACAGATCCGTTTAGACCAGAGACTATATTAAGTATTCCGTTTCCATCATCTCGTACAAACGCACTTAGACCCTTATATGTAAATGATGAAGAATATACACTATAATTCAGTGAACCAAAATTCTTAATTAGAAGTGGAGTATTGAATTTAACACTGAATGTATCATAAGTTGAAAGTTTAGGAACTATTCGCTTGATTAACTGGACATCAGTTTCATTTGAGATGATTGAAAGCTGAGAGTTGTCAATTTGTTGAGTAAGTTTTGAATATCTAAATGTCTTATTAAATGTGTTTAGATTGTTAATTGCATATGAAAGTATCGAAGATGACACAATAGTCTTAATATCGCTAGGGCTCAAACCTGTGACATTCACATTATACTTTACGGTCGATGTAATACCTAGATACATGTAGTCTGGTGACACGAAGACTGGATCAATTGAGACTGGAGATCTTGGTTTTAAAAATTTGTAGTATTCTGTTTTTTTGGAATCTGGAAGAATATCAGTTTCTTTGAGATCAACAGCTATGAAAACTTTACCATACTGTGGAATGTCTAAATCTTCACCGCCATATGCATAGACTGTATTCACTTCAGGGAACTGACCTTTGAGAAGAGTCTGATAATCCTCTGTTGTGACAGCTCGTTCCTGTGTTGTAAAATGTCTTGGCGCATTATACTTGATTGACTCGATTGATTCTGAAACAGAACCACCAGCCGCATTTGAAATGGTCGAAACTGTAATGTTTGTCTCGCCACTGATCGGTGAGTCAGGAATAAATGTGGTGCAACCATTTGGAAGTTCACCATTGCTAATTCTATACTCGATTGCAATTACGGAATTGTTCTTAGGTCTGCGCCCATTCACACCATCACCAAAAATGAGTTCATAAGAATCATTTTCAGCACCTTGAATGAAGAAGACCTGAGACGAAGAATTTAGATCAAAAAGTGATTTACTTAGTTTATAAAGAATTGGATTGGCACCACCATCTTCAAAAACAGTTGCGGTAATGCTGGATATATCAACATTTTTATTTGATAGAATCATTCGATCATAATTATCATATGAATATGTGAATGTATCAGTTACATAGTAACCTTCATAGATATCAAAAATGCCACCGAAGTATTTGTATCCGTCTGCAATCTCATACTCAGTGAGAACAATATTTTCTGGTGCTGAGAATGTAAAGTTACGATTAAACTGATTACTTGTAAATGTAGTACCTTTGGTAACAAGTAAAGAAGTCTTAGTTAAATCGGATGTCTTGACTACAATAGCAATACTAGCAATTGCGGACTTGAATGACTGTGGTGTATAATTAAGTTCCTTAGCATGTGATACTACTGAATCTCTTAACTGTGCAGAGTCCAAGAACATTTCACTACCAATCATATTCAAATAGAATGAATTATGAAATGTATTGTATGATAGCAGATCCAATAGAACAGACATATTCGACCCATCAAAATCGTAGTCGTTGAATCTATCCTGTGTTCTTAGGTATGACTTGAATGTGTTTTTGAGTGTATCAAAGTCGAGTGAACTAAGAATGATACTTGAATTTGCCATTAACGTATTCTCTCTAGAGCTATATTAAGTGTAGTAGGTTCTGATTTATTTATAACCATATAGACAATCGTCACAGAGTATAGATTCTTATCATAATTTGGAACTACATTTACTTGTAAAACGACAGCTCTTGGTTCGTGGTCTTTGATAGTACTTTGTATAAATGTAGAAATTAATTCGCCGGATGCAGAACTCATAGGTTCGAATAACATACTTCGAATACTGGAACCTATGTCTGGTTGATATAGTCGTTCACCGCGATCTGTAAGTATTAGATTCCGAATAGCTTTATTAACCGCCATTTCATCAATATATTTCACAATATCTTTTACAACAGGGTGTGGATTCAGATCAATTAGAAAATCTGAATATCTCTGAGTAAGTTTGGCAGAACTTTGTGTAAATTTATCTAATCTTGAAATAGCCATTTTGTCTCTCTTATGCGATTACAATTGCTGTGTTTGAAGTATTTACACTGAGCAAATACTTGGAGGTCTGACCATAAACTTTACACACCAATGAAGATCCTATATCAGCCGAAGTTGCTTTATATTGATTGTTACTTGAAAGTGTTTGAACTGTGTTTGCTGTCTCAAAACGAGACCATTCATATTGAATTGTTTTTACAGAAGAAGGCCATGTTCCGGTTGAGCAAGTGAGTGTCTGACCATTTTTAGCAAGTCCGCTGATTGTTGGCATATTGGCAGGAGCTAAACTAAAGATAACTGGTCCAATTGGTGCTGATTGTGCTTGTTCGATGTTAGTGTGATTTTCTGCGGTTACAGTGCAGAATAGATTACATTCTAGATCATCTAGAACTGGAATGTAGGTATTGGTATTTGCACCGTAAATGTCTGTTCCATTCCTAGACCACTGGTACGAATATGTGAACATAGCATTGTTACTTACACCATTAGCACTCCAAGTTCCATCGGAACAAACAACTGTATTTCCTACAGCCGCAGTCCCTGTGATAATTGGTGCTTGTTCATTTACTGGTTCTGGTAGATTCATTATTTGGTTGACATTGTCTTTGTATTGTGTATAATCAGGACTATTGACTGAAGTAATAAAATTGTCAATAGATGATGTATCAAGTACAGGTGAAATACCAGTTAGTGTCTGAACAGTAGACTGGTGAGAATCAATAATTGATAGAGATTGATTGATTCCAATTATTG